ATAAAATAGACCAACATTTAGGCTTAACCCCTTAGACTATGTTAAGCTACAGTCTGCTTGGGAAGACTTATTCACAATCTGTGTGAAGGGTAACGTCTATGTGCTGAATAGCTTCTATGAAGGTATTCGTTATATGAAGTCTCATTATAGAGAGTGTATTCCTGAGTTACAATCATTTGATAGTATATTCACACTTAAACACTCTCTTCCTGAAGAGATTGACTATATGTATCGTAGGTTAAGTGGACCTAGTCACACAGTTGTGGATTATATGTCACACAAGTATTGCTTTAGGCACATATACTTTGATGATCCTCATAAGAAGGAGATTCATACAGTTTTCTATCCATACTTCCCTACTGATAAACCTGTACCAAAGAAGGTTAAGGAAGAGATTATGGAGGTGATTAATAATGGATACTGTGAATAGCTATAAAGTTAATGAGTACTTTAATGGACAACTTGTTAAGACTCACTCATTTGATAGCTATACTAAGGCATTTGATTTTTGGCATGAGATGCACAGAAAGACAAAAAACACATACTTTATTCGCTACATGCTTGTAGCAGGAAACACATTTTGAGGTTGATATGGTAAATAAAAATAGTTCAGTAGGTATCACAGAAGATCTTGTGACTAACATCATGCACTTGGGTGCTAGTGAGTATCACTTAGAGATTTTAATTCGTAAGTATGAGGATCAGAACAAGTTTTGGTACTTCAAAGACAATCCTGATGTTCAAACTGAAGAAGAAAAAATCTCAGTCGTAGATACTGATGTTAAAATTGCAGATACTATACTGTTATTAGACACAGTGACTAAGCAAAGACGAGATGCTATGAAGCTGTTAAAGGCACAGGCTATAGTAGATGGAAATACCGACTTGTGGTGCTTATTAAAACATGTACTTGTGGCTACTATCACAGCCTTTGAAGCTTGGCAAGTTGATTTAAGCAATGAAGATGTTAAGACAGCCTTCTTGGAACAATCACGTGTAGCTAATCAGGTACTAGCTATGTTCCTTGGTTATGAAGTGACACCCTGTAGTGCTTGTCTAACAGATCAATTAAAAGAGGATGGAAAATAACCATCCTCAGGAGAAAATATATGGAGCTAAAAGATTTATTAAAAGAACAATTAAAAACAAAGACTAAATTGAAGCTAATGGAAGAGTTGGAAATCTCCTATAGAACCCTTCAAAGGGCTATTGATGGAGAAACAATTCGCAAGGATATCTATGACAAAGTTATGAAAAGATTAAATCTAACATATATAGATGACTATGTAAAGAATACAATTAGTAACCAAGATACTATTGTGGAACATGATAAGGATGAAGTTGTTAAGGTAACTCCTATGGAGGATGAGTATCTTAAAAAGCTATCCTTTGGTGATGAGTTCCGTAGTATGAGAAATGTGGGCTTAATCAATATCTTATACTATGGTAAGTATGATTCAGTAATGGAAGATCGCTATAAGATCACAGAAGGTATGGATCGTGAACAGTATGGACAATCCTTTGTGCGTATGTGTAAGGCTGTACTTGCACAGAAGTGGGAAGTAGATTATACTAACAGCTCCTATGTGGTGAAGCTTCCTAGTGGTCATCACTTGTGTAAGTATGATGATGGTACTATTGGTTGGTCTATTGAGTTCAACAGATTTTCTGTTAAATGTAACTCAAAAACTGAATTACTTAAGCAGTATCCTGAATACTCTCAATACATTGTTATGGAGAGCATGACTAAGGAGCCTGTATATATTTCTAAAGAAAGAGGGTTTAAGATCATTGACCGAGTTCGCTGATGCATTAAAAGAAAGAAGACAACTATTTGGATACACTCAAGAGGAGCTTGCTTCTGTTATGGGTACCGCTGTGACTAATGTTTGGAGATGGGAGAATGATAAAGTATATCCTTCCCCTAAGTATATGAAGATGCTTGGTGATGTCCTGAAGACTGACTTTAGACCACTGATAATTGATAGTACTTCCACTGTCAGCTTGGCTGTGGCTGAAATATTACAGAAATACAAGTATAAGAAAGCTTCTGAGATTTTGAAGGAGCTAGAGGATAAGGAATTGATTAATGAAAAGAATGAATTTGAGATTTTCAAAGCTATTCACAAAAGATCCTGGAAAGTTAAGTAAATTAGGTGCTTATGTACTTTGTGGATTAGCTATAATCATCTCATTAGTGATGTATGTTAGTCATACAGAGAAAGAAATTAAGAACTTAAGAATTGAAAATGCAAAACTTAATCTTAAGATTGCACAGGTGGATAAAGCGCTTACTGAAGAGGCTGTTAGGGCTAAAAGTATGGAACATTCTTTAACAATGAGGTTTAAAGACTTAATCTACTACATTGATAATGGAACTGGAAGAGGTGGATAATGACAACATATAGTATCAGTCGTGTGAATACTTTCCTGGATTGTCCTTGGAGACACTGGTGTAAGTATATTGCAGGATACAAAGAAATTAGAGACCCTGAGCGTACTAAGTACATGGATCGTGGGACTATCTTTCACTTAGGTATGGAGATTTTAGGTAAGCACAAGGGTAAACTAAGTCTTGATGAGCTTAAACCAAAAGTCCTTGAAGAGATTAAGGATAAAGACTATGTAGAAGAGGCTGTAACCTGTGGACTATTAGGGCTAGAGCGTTACTTTGCTGATGACTACATGATTGATGCCTCTAAAATCATTGAGACAGAAAATCAGGTGTACTTTGACCTACCTAATGGTCATCAATTCACAGGGATTGTGGATGCAGTCATTCAGAATGATGATGGAACAGTAACCCTTGTGGACTATAAGACAGTATCACTAGCCCCAAAGGAAGAGAAGTATAAGTATGGACTACAGGCTAACATGTACATGTATGTGTATGATAAGCTTGGGTATAAGGTAAGAGACTTTAAGTTTGCCTTTGTTAATCCTGCTATTAACCTACGCTCTAAAAAGATTGTGTCACACAAGACTTACATCTTCAATAAATATCGTGCGGATGAGTTCTTCAATCAGTTTGTAGAAACTGTTGATATCATTGAAGCTAATCCCAATTATCGTCTATATAGACCTGTAGATAGACAGCCTGACGCTTATGACTACCTTTACTATGTATTTATTGGAGACATGCTAGAAGACCTTGATGATTTTATTGAAAAAAATTTTGAAAAATCTTCAAAAAAGGGTTGACAGGCTAACCTAAATTTGTTAAACTATTCTATGTAATAACCTAGAAATGCGTTATTACATAATCAATATTTTCTAAGGAGGTTATCATTATGGATAACAAACAATTTAACCAACTAGTGCAAGCACTAGCAGACACACTAGGTATTGAAACTACTACAGTTTCAACTGTAGTACCTGTATCTGCTGTAGCAGAACAACGCTACATCATCTACATTGGTAAGAAAGAGCGTAACGTAAAAGCTCCTTACATTGCTATCAATGCTGATGGACAACTTTCAGGCTTCACTGAAGAAGCTGATGTGTATGGTCATGGTACTGACCGTATTGGTAAGTTTACACTTTCTGAAATTGAAGAACGCTTCCCTCAATTCAATCACCCTGCTTTCCTTATTGAAGCATAATGATTAAGTTAATTTGGGCTGAAGCTAAAGATGGTCTCATAGGTGCTGAGGGAAGCCTCCCTTGGCACAATGGGGCTGATCTAAACTACTTTAGAAATCAGACTACTGGTGGTATAGTTGTCATGGGACACACTACATGGAAGTCTATAGGGCAAAGACCTCTAAAGAACAGGATCAATATTGTTCTTACACACAAGGATGAGATTGAAGGTTATGATGAGGAAGAAGTCTATATTGCTAACAATGTAGAAGAAATCCTTGACTTCTATGAGCACAGTGACAAAGACTTGTGGATTATTGGTGGGGCATCTGTGTATAAGCAGTTCATTCCCTACTGTGAAGAGTTCATAGTCAGTATGATTGAAGGAGACTACTCAGGAGATACTTACTTCACTGATATGGATGAGTATAGAAAGCCTGAGAACATAATTGTAACTTTTAAGGGAGATGGCTTTACAGCTATTCACTATAGAAAGGCATAGGATGAAAGATCAATTTGGTGTTTACATAGTAATAGGTATTATTTCAAGCTTACTTTCTTATGCAATCTACTATATGCAGTTTAAGAAGTATGAGAAAGATATTGAAAGTCACAATGAATTTCTTACAGAAGCACTACGCAAAGCTAGGAATGACTATCAGGACACTCAAGATAAATATCTAACACTTTTAGCTTATAAACAAGAGTCATTTATTGAAGGTATGGATGGAGTAAAATTTGTTAGCTTATCTGCCTTGAAATATGTTGAACTTTTAACAAAAGAGAAAGAGCTTCTTGAGTTGAAGACTAAGTTGAAGGACATGTAATGCTAGGAAAACTTATGGAAATTAACTTAGGTTGTCTCATTATCTCCTTAGGTTTATTCTTACTAAGCATCCTGATTATCTCAGGGTTTGTAATTCTTGGTTTCTTGAAATTCTTTATCTTTGGAGGTTAGATGTTGGCATTACTATTTTATTTACTGTGTTGTCTATCATTCTTATTGGCTACTCTCTTAGTATTTTACTTAATCTTATCCTCTATACTACTAATTGGTATGCTCTTTGGAGGAGTATGGTGGATTATATTATGGATATTCATATTCATCATCATAGGAGCTATATTTAAACAGATTGGAGAGCGTTTTGACCCTTTCAGAAGAATTAACAAACCCTAAGAGGTACACATCTAATGGAATTGAATGTTGGGACTTTTGGCTCAGAGCAGAGCTTGACCCTTTGATTGCTTCTGCTGTCAAGTATGTGTGGAGATATCGTCACAAGAATGGTCTAGAGGATCTTAAGAAGTCCTTAGTCTTTCTTGAGAAGGCTTACCACTTAGACTATGCACCTGTGAAATTCAGCGACCCCTATGTTTTTGACATCAATGACCTATCAGATATGACACCTCTACAGCTCTTATTCATAACACAGGCTTCATTGACAGTGGTTAATGAGACAGTTTATGAAGAGAGTATTAGAAATATGATATCAATAATTAATAAAATAATTGAGGAAGAGTATGCTTGATATTAAAATTAAGTACAGAGCAGAGAGTGTACCTAGAATTGAAACACTCTCAAAAGGCGATTGGATTGACCTAGCTTGTCCTTATAGTTTGGAGTATAAAAAAGGTGATACTGTCACTGTTATCTTTGGAGTTGCAATGGAGTTACCCTCAGGGTAAGAAGCTCACTT